CGCAAGGGCCATGCGTTATCGGATGATACACGGTGTGGCTTGCCCAATGGGGCTGCTTGTGCTGGCTTTATCATGACCATTCGGGCCTTTCTGTTAGAAGCATATAGATTAACGCTGTCAGCCAAATGGCAAATAAATAGACCTTAGCTTTTGTCGTTGCGGTCATTTCAAACTCCCCGTGTCGTGTAAAAGTCATAGCGTCCGCCGTCATAATCATCTGATTTGTCGGTCAAGCTGTCGGCAATCGCCTCCTCAACGTGGTTAAGGACTGCGCCATATGCATCCACGACTTCGCACATAAGGTCTACTGCGTCTTGGCTGTCAAAGCACAATGGGCCTTCAAGCTGTTCTGTAAGAAGGGTCAGCTTGTCTTCGTCATTAAGAGTGCCGATTAAAAGCCTTACTGCATCCAAGGTGCTGTGTATCATAACTTCCTCCGTATTGGCGGGGCATCACCCCTTTGTTGATGCCCCGTTATAAAAAGACGTTATCTATATGTAAAGCGTTTTTTTCAATTATTTTATCAAAGCAACCCAAGTTCAGGGTTCAGCTTAGAAACGACGTTGAAAAATCTTTCGTTTGTCAGCCAATGATGCCCCGTTTCCAGTTGCTTGATAAGCAGTTTTTGCGTCGATATTTTTATGGCTTCGGTGTCGGTTCTGTAGCGGTGCGTTGCTTGGCAATGCTTTCCCGTTTCCTTGTCAACGCTCAAATCCATGCGCTGTTGCCCACGACTGTAAATCATGGGCCGACAGGCTTCGACCAAGCTGACAGGGCATTTCAGGATTTGCGCCACCTTTTTATCGCAAGCGTAAATCCTGCACTGTTCCACCACATCCTTGATTGAAATTTGTGTCATTGCTTAATCCTAAAATGGACAATCATCGTCGAGGTCATTATCCCAAGTGGTATGTTCACCCCTTGATGGGTCAACAGACGCATCCAATGGTCGCGCCTCGCCTTTACTGCCCAGCAAAATCAATGCCGCTTTCGGGCCGTTCAGCACAATTTCCGTGCTGTATTTATCGTTGCCGCTGGCGTCCTGCCATTTGCGGGTCTTTAGCTGGCCTTCGATATAGACCTTGCTGCCCTTGGTCAGATAGCGTTCTGCAACGCCAACCAAGCCATCGCTAAAGATGGACACGCTGTGCCATTCAGTCGTTTCTTTTTGTTCGCCAGTGCTTTTGTCTTTCCAGCGTTCAGATGTTGCCAGCCGCAGATTGCAAACGCGCCCACCATTTTGAAACGATTTTATTTCTGGGTCAGCGCCAAGCGAACCCAGCAAACTTACTTTATTCAATGATGACATGATGGTTCCTTTCAAAGACCAAGGGCGGTCATATATGTATCAAGGACGGCTTGATATTCTTGGCGGTCATTGGTTTCCATTGCGCGAAGGCGGATAACTGCGCGAATGATTTTTGTGTCATAACCATGCGCCTTGGCTTCGCTGTAAACATCACGGATGTCATCGCTGATGCCCTTCTTTTCTTCGTTCAATCGTTCGATACGCTCAATCAAAAGACGTAGCTGTTCGCTGTGTGGTTCACTCATATTTTTCACTCCATTTCACGTTGTTCTTTGCGCCGTATGCGTAGATAAATTCTATCAGGTCGGACATCTGGGCCTTGGTCAGCTTTGATGTCTTAAACCCTATTGGAAAGGGTTGGTTATCCAAACCAGTCTCAAATTTCACTTCGTGGCCTAGTGCAGCCATAAAGATGCACTTCCACACTTCTGGTATATGCGCCCTGCCCTCTGGCTTTGTGCGGCTTATATCTGACAGCATGGCCCACATTTTTGCGTTCTGGTCATCTGAACGCTTGGCTGCGCTGATTGCCACAACGCCATCGACGGGCGCTTTATCAATTAACTGCTTTGCCAATTCGCGTTGTAACTGGCCTCGCAAAATAACTGTTTGCGTCATAAACCCAATTCCCGCTTCTTTGCAGCTATTTCAGCCGCTTTCGGGCTGGCCTTTGCGAATGCTTCAGCCAGTGCAAACGGGTTGATGTTATACGTTGCCCAGAACGTGCGCTCACCAACGCTGTGCTGGTTCGTATGGCATTGCTTGCACAGGCTGACAGTAAACCAGTCGTGCGGCTTTTGCCCCATGCCAGTGCCGCTGCCGTAGCGTATATGGGCAACTTCGATTGCCGTCATGCTATCGCATATGGAACAGGCATGGCCCCTGACAAAATTGCAATGCGCTGGCGACTTCCACCGACTTTGGCGCTTGGCCTCTTTTGGTATCTTGCGTGGCAACATCATGGCAGCAACGTCGATTGCCAGATGATGATGTGCCGACCATGCGTGGACAGGCTTTTGGAGCGCATAACTTCAAATTCAACCATAATGCCATTCTTGCTGGCTGACTTTGCAATATAACCCCATGCACTGTTGTTGGTAGGCGCAGGGACGTTTTTGGCAGCTTTACGCACATCTTCGGTGGTAAAGAACCTATGCCGTCGGGCGTGTTCTACATAAGCTTGATAGGCCAGTGCATTCCATTCTGGGCCTTGCTTATTGGCTGACAATTTAGCCAACCGTAGACCTTCCTCTAATGCCGTTGATGGCTGCAAGGTCGGCTTCGACTTCTGCGAGAAATTCGCAAACAGATTTTTCCAATTCCATGATTTGTTCGTCATTGCGATGATGCCTTTTGATGAAAAGTTTGAGTTCTTCAGGAAAGTCTGGGTTGTAACAAACGTAATCGACCCACTTCCGCTCTGGCATACAAGCAAGCTGCCAGTTGATTTGCGTCACATACTGCGCTGGTATTTCGCCAGTTGTTAGCGTTTCGAGATGCCCTGCTGGCTGACGGCACTTGATTTCGACAAGCCCTTCGTCGCCAACAAGACCATCGGGGGAGCAATGCGTCCACGGGATGCTTGAATGCCTAACCAGACCCGTTTCCGTAACGGTTACGTTTTGGTCGAACGAATAGGCTATTTTGGCTTCAGCTTCGGTGTCGATGCCATGCTGCATTGCCGCACTGACAAAACCAGCCGCTTGCTTGCCTGTCAGCCGCTCCAGTGCCAGCTTGACCCGCAAATTGGTTCTAGTGGTGCTGTAACCGCTTTTGGTGCGGGATAGGGCGTCAGCAACCTGTGACGCCCCCAGCGAACCGCATCGTGCAGCATACCAATCATCGCTGCGCTGTTCGACATCAACCCGCATTTGGCAGCTTCCGTTCTAATGCCGTCTTTGCTGCTTCAAACAAATTTGATGGAAGCATTGCGATGGCTTGCACTTTGTAATGCGCTGCCATTACCGCTGCGTCAGTGCCTGTGCGGTCAATTAAATCTTGCAACACCGCAAACTGTTCCTGCGTGATGGGCTTCGCTGGCGCTGGCTGCTGCGATTTAACCGCTGCGTTGCCATCATCATCTTCCGTTGGCAGACCAAAGCAAGTTTGCAGTGCGTATCGCCGCGCATAAGTTAAAGCCGACCCGTAACCATGTGCGTCATGCTTATTGGCTGGCACGAACAATACGCCCATCGAAAGCTTATCGCCGCTACTGTGTATCAGGATGGTTTCGATTGATATGCCGCCTTCGCTTGGCTTGGGCATCTGCATAAATGCAAGGCCGTGCTTCGCAAGGTGAGGCTTGATAGCGTCAATCACTGTGGGAAGGTCAGCGTATTTCGATTTGAAATGCGGGTTGCTGGCAGTCTTTGTTGCCGCTTCCAATTCCGCAAATGCCGCAACGTATGCAGCGCAGATTTTGTCTTCACTCATTTTTTGCTCCTTATGCAAAACGTAAAACTTCAAGGCTGTCTGTGGTGTTATTTCTTTTCACCATTGCAGACCCAGCGCCCCATTTGTGAACGCAATATGCACTTATGTTCGATGATAAAATTTTGCGGTCAAAATAGCTAAACGGAACCGAAGCACTCCCGCCAACTTCTAAGTTTTCGATGTATGGCAGATAATGCGAACGTGTTTCACCGTAAGCGTATTGCGAACTGCTTGCTTTTTTGCGCGGCGGCTTGACCTCTAAAGTTCCCAAAATTTCGTCGTTGAACTGGATGGCATAAACTGCGCCAACCGCATCAAGCAATCTAATGGCTTTGCCAACAGCCTCTTTATGGATACCTAATTTATCACTCATTTCATTTTGCTCCTTAATAAAATCGTGGATACATTTTGCGAACGCTAATGGTGGTGTGCCAATCATTGTCTTTTAGAAGGTCGCCAATTTTTTCAGCCAACGCTTCCTTAAAGTTAGGGTGACATCCGCCAGCCTCAACGATTGCGTCAGCCGCATCGCAAGCTGGGCAGCAAAAGGCAGATGTAAGTTCAAAGCTGCAAATTGTGCAGGTTTCTATTTTCATGATTGTTTGCTCCTTGTGGTTTTTTATGTAAGCCCCATTTACATTTGTAAAGCGTTTTTTTATATGCGCTTTGCATTTAGCAAAAAGGAACATTAAATGACGTTAAGTCACAAAGCCGTTATGCGTATTTACGGACGCGCTGCTGAACACAATATCACTGCTGGAAAGCTTGCCAAAGCCGCTGGCCTAAGTCGGGTCACATTAAGCAACTGGAAGCGCAATCGTTCAACGCCAATGTTGGAAGCATATCTTGCTGTTGAACAGGCATTGGACGAATTAATTTCTGAAAAAATCAGAAACAGGCCACCGCGCAGTAAAGCGGATAAAAAAGAGATGTGGGACGCCTTTTTAAATGACGATGACCAAATTTTCTTTCAAAAACCAACAATCGTTGATGGGCGCACATCGGAATAATGGTGGTGTTTAATCGTCGGTCAAAGTTCAACGCCAAGAAAGCGTATTGCGCCCAATGCCACAAGCACGACAGCAAGCGCGAAGCTGCGCGATGTGACGAACTGCACGTTTTGTGGGCTGCGGGTGTGATTGCCGATTTGGTCATCCAACCGCAGTTTTGGTTCATCATCAATGGCAGTCAAGTGAAGCACGATAACGGACGGCGCGTTGGGTATAAGCCAGACTTTTCGTATACCGAAAATGGCAGGGATTGCGTCGAAGATGTAAAGGGCATGGTTACGGCTGACTTCACGTTACGCAAGGCGATATTCAAAGCCTTGTTTCCGACAATCGAATTTCGGCAAACAAAGTAGCTTTATAAAAGGCTAAGATTGAGGCAAAAGGGGGGCCAGCGAAATTAAGGAGCATCAAAATTTCGCTGGCCGCAATGCTTAACTGTAAGGAAAGTAGCACCGCATATGATAAATTATATACGCCATAAAACTATTTTGCAAGGCACTTGGCAATGAGCGCCCATCACTTCGACCCTGCCATTGCCGCACAGGTCGGTTGCAACGCCGCTGTTATTTACCAAAACCTATTTTACTGGGCCGAAAAGAATGCCGCAAATGACAGGCATTTTTACGATGGTCGCTGGTGGACATACAACAGCATATCAGCATTTTCTGAACTATTTCCGTATCTCACTGGCAAGCAAATCCGAACTGCTTTGGAGAAGCTGGAAGCCAGTGGATTGATTATTAGCGGCTGTTATAACAAGTCAGCTTATGACAGAACAAAATGGTATGCACCGACTTGCCTAAACGTGAAAACCCATTTGCCCAAAAGGTCAAATGAACTGGCCCAAAAGGGCGAACCAATACCAGATATAAAACCAGATATAAAACCAGATAGTAAACAAGATATAGGGGATTTGCCCGATTGGATGCCTGTCGCAGCTTGGTTGGGATGGGTTGAAATGCGGAAGGTGAAAAAGAAGCCGCTAACAGCCAGAGCCACAATGAAAGCGATAAACAAGCTTGATGCAATGCGCCAAGCTGGTCAGGACATCGCGGCAGTATTAGACCGAAGCACATTGAACTGCTGGGCAGATATTTACGAAATAAAGGGGCAATCACATGACAAGCAATCAGACGCTATGGGAGTTACAGAACGAGCAGCCAGACAAGCACTGCACGAAATATCGGGCGGCACTGGAAGCTTTGAAAGCGGCGCAGGACAAATACAGGCAGGCAACGCCACAGGAAATCATCACGCTATTGGCTCCATGCCTAATGCTGTGCGCTCCATCGGGTATGCAGGAGGCGGAACGGACAGCTTGGTATAAAGCCGCCATTATGACGGTAAACCATATACCGCTGTCGATATTACAACGCGCCTGTGAGCAAGCCCGTCGTAACTGCGACCACCCTGCCAAGATTGTGCCGTTTATATGCAAGTTTGAACCTGAAGCCGTCCGCTGGGCCAATGACGCGATACGCTATGCACAGGCACAGGTCGATAACTTCAACGCGCCGCGCATCGCCAAGCAAGAGCCGGATTATATCACAGCCGATGAACTGGCAGAACTGAAGAACGAATTATTGCAATCACTGAACACCAACAAAGGGATGAACTAATGATTTATGGCAACCTAATCCGCGAATGGGCAAAAGACCGCAACCTGATTGAAGGCAGCACGGTTCAGGCTCAATTCGTAAAGCTGATTGAAGAAATTGGTGAACTGGCCGAAGCTATCGCCAAGGGCAAAGACGAACAGTTTATGGATAGCATCGGTGACGCTTTCGTCGTGCTTACCATCTTGGCAGCGCAAAAGAATTTGGAAATTGAAGAATGCGTCGTTCACGCATGGCACGAAATCAAAGACCGCAGGGGCCGCATGGTTGACGGGATTTTTGTCAAAGAGGAATAAATCCGAAATAAATGAAAAAGGGGGTTTACATCATGTGAACCTCCTTTTATAAGGGGTCATCAACCACAGGGGCGTTGCCCCGCCATTTAAGGAAAAGCACCATGATTACATTGAATATCCCAACAGACAATTTTGACCGCGCTGCTGGTTTTGCGTTTGAATATATGGATTACAAAAAGCAGCCACAACGCGCTGAAGGTTATTTGTTTTATTCAGCGCAAGAAGATACCATGTATTTGATGAAGCGCGCTGTATCTATTCAATCCAGCTATACTGACGCAGAACGCGCTCATACTCACCGCATCTATTGCGGCGATGCAGTTGTCCGCAATGGCGACAGCGTAATGGTTGATGGCAAAGCTTACACGGTAAAAATACTCGGCAACTACAGTGATGCAGGACGCCTCATTCCAGCTTAACTAAACGGGGGCTTCTGCCCCCACCCACCAGAGGCCAAGCCTCGCCATTACGGAGATGTAAAATGACAGTCGTTACACAAGCAATCGAAACCAAATACATTAAAGCCACCAATGTCACTGGTGGACGCATAAAAGCAATGGCATGGGCTGGCAGCGTCACACTTCCATACGACCATGAATTAAGCGTCGAAAAGAACCACAAGAAAGCCGCTTTTGCATTGCTTCTTAAACTGCGGTGGAACGGCAAGTATGCCCAAGGCGGCAACGTCAAGGGCGATGGCTACTATTTTGTAAACGTGGAGGGCGCATAACATGATAACCCCAACGCTAAACATGAACGGCTCAAGCGCAGATGACCTTATCCAGCCGCGCTTGAAGGCAATAAAGCTTATGAAAGGTGCTATTGAAGCGTTGCTGCAAGTCACACCAAACGGCAGGGATTACGCAAGCTATGAAAAATGCGTAGCTGATAGAAAAAAACACTACGACCGCATTGAAGTAATCCACGATATTTGGAACGAAATTTATAGCGAAGCCATAGACATAAAAGAACAGGAGCAAGGGGCATGACGCCACGCGAAAGAAACCTCACCATCATTGACCACATCGCATCCGAATATGGATATGATAGGCATGACGTTGTTGGCAAAAGGCGCTTTAAGGTGCTGGTTGAAATTCGTTACGAATGTATAAAGCTATTCCGTGAACGTGGTTACAGCACACCAGAAATCGGCAGGATTTTGAACCGTGACCACAGCACCATCGTTCACGCATTGCAAAAGATAGCAAAAATGGAAGCAGCAGAATGAAACCATCAGACTTAAAGTTGGCAAGAAATTTCCTTGGCTACAGCCTAAACGATATGTCCGACGCATTGCGTCTATCACCGACAACGGGTGCAACTACCCTTCGCAAGATGGAAGCTGGCAAGGTCAATATCACAGGCCCAATTTCTGTTGCTGTGGATGCCATGCTAAAAGGATATGACCCTTTTGAAGACGAAAACGATGATGACTGCTTCGGATTATATGAGCGACCTGATACGATATAAGCACAGCGCTGTTAAGGATAAGGATGCTCTGCTTGCCAAATGGCGCAAGCATCAATGGTCAAATGAGGCAATGCGGCAGTGGGCGAACTGGCAATGGAAAGAATTTGTCGGGTAATTATGCGACAGTTGCCAAAATGAAAACGGATGTATAACTAGGGGCAATGAGCAACCCCAAAATTGAACAGCGCCTTGTCGCTGACTTAATCCCATATGCTGCAAACAGCCGCACCCATTCCGATGCCCAAGTCGCGCAGATAGCGGCAAGCATAAAAGAATTTGGATGGACAAGCCCCATTTTAATAGATGGCGATAACACTATCATTGCAGGGCATGGGCGCTTATTGGCCGCACGGAAGCTTGGCATGGAAGAAGTGCCAGCCATTATCCTTGACCACCTTAGCAAGCCACAGCAACGCGCATTGGTGATAGCCGATAACCAACTTGCTCTGAACGCAGGGTGGGACATGGACATGCTGAAGGCAGAAATTGAGGGTTTGAGTGATAGCTTCGATTTGGATATTTTAGGCTTTTCTGAAATCGATTTAGAGAAGTTGATTAATGGTTTGGATTATAGCTTATTAGATGAAGATGACCTTGATGGGCAGCTAGATGAAATGGCCCGTGATGTTAAAAAAGCAATCCAGATTGAATTTGAAGCTGAATATTATGCGGAAGCACAGGCCCTTGTGCAGTTTTGGCGCAGCCGTGGCGGTAATGTCGGAATGATGTTGATTGAAAAGCTGAAGGCAGAGAAAGAAAAGCTGTGAAGCAAGCAATTTTTTTAACTGGTGCTATGGGTTCGGGTAAAAGCACCTTGTTACGAAATGCGTCTTTTGTCAGTCAGGATGGCTATATATGCAGGTGCAAAGAATTTGATGTTTTGGGGCGAAACCAATTAGGCGCAGATAGCCTGTCAAACGATACAAAATCTATCGTATGGAACAGCCTGAACGCATATGAAGGCAAGCTGATTATCGCTGGCGAATATTACAGCAAGCAAAAGGATATAAACATTTTAGCTGATATGGGTTTCAGCTTGAAATGCGTTTTGCTTAAAGTGCCACGCGAAACGATTTATCAACGTGTGATAAAGCGGGGCGCAGGGGGCTGGAATGAAAAAACATATGCCACCAATCTAGTAAATAGGGTAAACTTTTTCAAAGCGTTTCGTGGGCCGAAAGAAATCTGGGCTAATTCAACGCTGGAAGAAGGCTTTGCCAACTTTGGCAAATTATGTGCGTTATGACATTAAAATCATGGTGGTGTGAATGAAACATATTGAATTACAAAGTCGGCCGTATCCTGAAAAAGTTGGCGGCACTTGCGGAACTATTGAGCCGAACCTCACAGAAGATGCCATATTTTACGAGGATGGCATCCCTGTTGGATTTTATATAAAGAACCTATCAAGCTATTCAGAAAAGGCCAGTAGCTACGCTGAACTTGCTGACAGGGAATTGCGAAGCCCAAGGGTTCCTAAATCCGAAATGCGTAGGAGCAGTGGCTTGCATGACGCGACATTCGACGTAAGGCAATATTCTGTAATTCTTGGAGGAGTGCCACCCAAGCCCCATATGCGCCGGAACTATCCAACTGTCTCCAGTGTTCACTCTGTTGGCAGCGCCGCAAATTTTATCAAGGCGATGCTTTTGCTATGCCGTGAAAGTGAAAACATTATTAAGGAAATCATGCCAGAGCAGTATGAATTCCAAAAGCTGGCTATTCAGCAAAACGCGCCGCCTGAATATCGTTTTGGGGAATTATTCACCAGCAGCATTTCTAATTTCAATATTGCTGCAAATTATCACACAGATAATGCGAACCTTCGTGGCTGCGTAAATGTCATAATTGCAAAGCGGAAATCATCAACTGGCGGCAACACCACTATTCCAGAATATGGCTTTACAGTAGATAGCTGCGATAATTCAATGCTGGTATACCCCGCTTGGAAAAGTCTGCACGGCGTAACACCTATCATCCCACTTGCTGAAGGCGGATATAGGAATAGCCTAGTTTTCTATCCTTTAAAATCTTTTGCAAAGTATGTTTGATTATGGAAGCTAAACTGACCGCAAAGCAGGAGGCCTTCTGCCAAGCAATAGCCGACGGCATGGGGCAAGCAGACGCTTACCGCACCGCTTATGACGCTGAAGGGATGAAGGATAACACCATTTATCCGCTTGCATCTAAGTTGATGAACAACAGCAAGGTTGCCACAAGGGTTGCTGAATTGAAAGCACAGGTTGCTGAAAAGCAATTATGGACACGCGAAATGTCCGTAAAGGGCTTAATGAGCGCCTATAGGATTGCGCTTGAAGCCAAGGCATCGACGGGCATGACGGCAGCGGTCAAAGAACTAAACATCATGCACGGCTATAACGAACCGACCAAGCTGGCAGTCAATATGCACTTCAAGCCTATCACGGATGAAGATTGGCTTTGACCTTCACGCCAAGCCAAAGCGATTTTATTTACAGCACAGAGCCATTCCCTGCGTTCGTCGGTGGTTTTGGTTCTGGGAAGACTGCGGCTGGTATTGCAAGGCTAATGCGCCTGAAGCGATACTGCCCTTATCAGGATGTCGCATATTACCTTCCGACCTATCCGCTGATTGAAGACATTGCCTTCCAACGCTTTCCTGCTTTGTTTGAGCGCAACGGCATCCCTTATAAGCTGAACCAGCAAAAGGCTGTGCTGGAAACGGAACTGGGCCGCATCATCTTTCGCAACATGGAACAGCCTGACCGCATCGTCGGTTACGAAGTTGCTCACAGCGTTGTGGATGAACTTGATACACTGCCCATCGAAAAGGCACGGGCCGTCTGGAACAAGATTATCGCCCGTAACCGCCAGAAGGCATTTACTGTCGGTGGTAAGCCCGTTCGCAATACTGTCGGCGTTGCCACCACGCCTGAAGGTTTCCGCTTCGTCTATGACCGCTGGGTTAAGAACAAGGCTGATGGCTATGCGCTGTATAAGGCCAAGACATCCGACAATGCCGCCAACCTTCCACCTGATTACATCCAGAACTTGCAAAACAGCTACAGCGCCAGCTTGCTTGCCGCATATCTTGATGGCGAATTTGTCAACCTGACCGCTGGTAGCATATATCCAGAGTTTGACCGCAAGCTTAACATTACTTTTGCAACCATTGAACAGCGCGAACCACTGCACATCGGTGTTGACTTTAACGTCAACAATATGAGCGCCGTCGTGTGCGTGATACGCAATGGCGACCCGCTGGCACTGGATGAATTATCGGGTGTGCGCGATACGCCAACATTGATACGCATATTGCAGGAACGATACGCTGGGCATCAAATCACAGTTTACCCTGACGCATCTGGCGGGGCCACAAAAAGCATTAACGCCAGCCTGTCCGATTTAACGCTTTTGCGCTCCGCTGGTTTAACGGTATTGGCAAATAGTAAAAACCCTGCCGTCAAGGATAGAATTATTGCGGTCAACCAAATGATTTGCAATCAAGGCAAACGAAGGTTGTTGGTCAATCCTGATAAATGCCCTAATGTTATTGAAGGTTTGGAGCGCCAAGCATACGCGAAAAATGGTGAGCCAGATAAATCAAGCGGCTTTGACCATTTGAATGATGCTATCGGCTATTTTATTGCATATAAATATGCTATCGGTAGAGGAACGGTATCCTTTGCTCAAATTTCTGGGGTGTAAATGTCTGTCTCCAACACCAACACCGAATATGACGCTAACCGCTTTAAGTGGAAGCGTTGCCGCGATGTCATCGCTGGTCGTGACGCTCTAATCCAGAACTATGTCAGCAATACGCGCTACACTGGAAGCCTTTACAACCCATCGTTTGACACGAACAACTATCTGCCACGGCTGACAGGCCAGACGGATGTTGAATACATCACTTATCAAGAACGGGCTGGCTTCTTCAACGCAAGCGCACGGACGCTGGATGCCTTCACGGGCATGATATTTGCCAAAGACCCAATTTATAAGCTGCCCACCGCCATTGAGCCTTATGCTGAAGACATCACACTTGCTGGCGACAATCTGCGCGAATTTAGCGAACAGGTTGTAGAGCAACAGATTGCTGTTGGTCGCGTCGGCATCATGGTCGATTACCCTGCCAATGCGCCCACCAACATCACGATTGCCGCTGCCGAAGCGTTAAACATTCGCCCATTCTTGCGCTACTACACAGCGGAAAGCATCATCAACTGGCGCGTCAGCTACATCAATGGCGCACAGGTTTTGACGCTTGTGGTGCTGAAAGAAACTGTCGATGTGCAGGAAAACGAATTTACCACCAAACAGGTTACGCAATATCGCGTCCTTGACCTGACGGAGCAAGGTTATCGCGTTCGCGTAATGACCGACGATAACGAACTGATTAGCGAAATGTTCCCGATACAGAATGGCGGCACATTGCGTTACATCCCGTTCGTCATACTTGGAGCAAGCAGCGCGACTGCCACAGTGCAGAAACCGCCATTGCTTGACTTGGTAGACACGAACCTTGGTCACTATCGCAACAGCGCCGATTATGAGCATGGCTTACACTTCACTGGATTGCCAACGCCATATGTTGCGGGTGTGCAGCTTCCAGAAGGCGCAACCCTTGCTGTCGGCTCAATGAGCGCATGGATATTCCCTGACCCAGCCGCAAACGCTGGCTATCTTGAATTTAAGGGCGATGGCCTGAAGACACTGCGCGAAGCACTGAAGGACAAAGAACAGCGCATGGCTGTCTTGGGCGCACGGATGCTTGCTGACGATAAGCGCACCGCTGAAGCCTTTGGCACTGTCGAACTGAAGACCGCTGGCGAACGGTCAGTGCTTGCGTCAATCAGCCGTTCTGCATCGGACGCTATCACCCGCGCACTGAACTGGATGGCCGAATGGGTCGGCGCACCACAGGACGTAGAATTTAGCCTGAACACCGACTTTGGCGCTGCGCGTATGGCTCCACAGATGGTCACAGCATTGCTTGGCGCATACCAAGGCGATGCAATGCCGCTTTCCGTTCTATTTGAGAATTTCCAGCGCGGTGAACTTGTTTCGCCTGACATGGAATTTGAAGAATACGAAGCGCAATTAGCCGACGCTGGCCCAAGCTTTGATGAAGAAGTGCCTGACGTTTCTGATGAGGTCGCGCCTGACAATAGCTTGCTTGACAACATCCGCAGCCGTTTGGGGCTTTAAGAATGGCTATCAGCGAGGAAATAATTGCCTCGCTAGTAGAGGCCGTTGCTGCGTTAAATCAGCGCACCAACGATGCACTGTCACGCACTTTGATAGCGGGGCCGCAAGGTGAAGCTGGCCCACAAGGTGAACGGGGCGAAGACGCTCCTGCTGTTACGGACGAACAAATCAAAGCTGCTGCTGTCAGTTGGTTGCAGGACAACATATCGCAGCCTTCGGACGGGGTTGACGGACAAGACGGGCAGCAAGGCCCAGAAGGTCGCCCACCGACGGATGAGGAGATACAACTTGCAGTCAATGTCTGGTTTGAAATTAACCGCGCTTCATTGGTTGGCCCTGCTGGAAGCGATGGCCGCGATGGTGCTGATGGTCGGAATGGCCGCGATGGTAGCGATGGTCGTGACGGTGCTGCTGGTGCTGATGGTTCCGACGGCACTGGTGTGGCACTGGTGGAGCAGCGCGACGATACGTCTTTCTGGATAACACTTACTGATGGTCGGGAATTTCAGATTGAACTGCCCAAGCCCAAGGTAAGTGGCTTTTATGGCGGCGGTGGTGGCGGTGGCGGAAGCGGCGGCGCGACTTATTTAAGCGAATTGCAAGATGTTGCTGTTGCTGGTATTCTCAACGAAGACATTTTGCAGTATGACCAAGACGCGCTACTATGGCGCAACAAGCCTGTCATTATTGATGGCGGGACATTCAACTAAGGACGGGCAATGGCACGGATACAAATCAAGCGCGGGTTAAAGGCTAATTTACCAACAACAGGTATGCTGGCTGGTGAACAGCATTACACCACTGACCGTTCGACCATGCACATTGCCATTGATGCAACGACATCGCAGCCTGTCGTGCCAGCCGTTGATGACCTTGGTTCTATTGGCGCGGTTGATGGCGCAGCCGACCTTCTGCTTATTCATGACGCAAGCGCAACAGGCGTTAAGGCGAAGAAAATAACGATTGCCGACTTTAAGACGGCACTGAACATCCCCAATGGCGATACCGACGAAAAGGTTGCTGTGGTTGCTGGCGGCACTGCTGGCTACATCTGGGGAACCGACGGCACGAATGGCGTCATCCGCCTTAATTCGTCGATGGAATGGACAAAAGACGCTGGAAATGGCTTTGTAACTTTGGCTGTGGGGACTGTAGACCTCGGCACGTTCTAAAAACATTATCCCAGCTATATAGCAGAAAAGGGAAGCCACATGGCATTATTGAAGTTCAAGCGCAGTGCTGTTCCTGCGAAAGTTCCTGCGCTTAACGACCTCGCATTGGGCGAACTGGCTATCAACACTTATGATGGCAAAGTTTACACCAAGAAGGATGACGGCACACCCGCTATCGTCGAAATTGGCGGCAATTCTAACGGCATCACCACAATCACATCGACTGATGGTTCGGTTACTGTAACTGGCAGCGGCGCAACCCGCGACCTGTCCGTTGCCGTTGCTGGTTCGACCACAAACGTCCTTGCCGTCGTTCGCAACAACACTGGCGCGACATTGGCAAAAGGCACTGTCGTTTACATCAATGGTTCAGTTGGTCAGAACAGCACGGTTGCCAAAGCCATTGCAAACAGTGACGCAACGTCTGCCCAAACGCTTGGCTTGATGACAGCCAACCTTGCTAACAACGCCACAGGTTATGTCACTATCATTGGCCTTTTGACCAATATGGACACATCTGCATTTACGGATGGTCAACAGCTTTATCTAAGCCCGACAACCGCTGGCACATTCACTGCCACAAAGCCTTATGCGCCACAGCATTTGGTATACGTTGCCGTCGTTGAACACGCTCACCCAACGCAGGGCAAGTTGTTCGTCAAAGTGCAAAACGGTTACGAAATGGATGAATTGCACGATGTGTCGGCGCAAAATCCAGCGAACAACGATGGCCTGTTTTACAACACAACGTCTGGCCTATGGGAAAATAAGTCGATTGCCACTGCGCTTGGCTACACGCCTGTAAATCGCGCTGGCGACACCATGACGGGGCAATTGTCTATTACTGGCGCTGGCAACGTCAACGGCGGCAATTTGCAACTTGGAGACAAGAATATAAACACTGCAAAATGGTCTGTCCTTACTGGGGCGCATTATGCGGGGTCATCGGAACCAAAGGGCGTAATGCTTATTGGTTCTTATTCAGCTTCTGGGAACAATAGCGTTAGCATTGGCGGCAGCGTCTATGAGGCCAACCCTGCCACTTATATTGGATTTTTTACATCACCAACAGCCACGCATCCTACTGGTGGCCTTAACCGATTAAATATCAATGGAAGTGGTATCGTGACTGCTGAAGTCGATATACGCGCACCTATCTTCCGCGATAACGAAAATCCTCAATATTACGCTGATTTTGCTGGCACAACAAACATTAACCGTTTTATTATCGCCCCTCGCAACGACAATTATTTTGTCGGTTCGATGAACACGGTGAATGCTTTAACTAACTTTCAATCGTTGACAGACACATTCGGTCAAATGACGGTAATGCAAGTTAGCGACATTACTGGTTTTACAAATGCTCCAACAGGTCTGTATCCTTACGGCGGGGTAATGAGTTGGCGAACAGAAAACCATTCTTATCAAATGTATGCTTCGCACACTGGCGACCTTGCATATAAAACACAATGGAATAACGACAACTATTCTGGCTGGTTGACGCCTGTAGTTTATGGACGAAATGGCAATTCAGCCAGCGGTAAAACAATTTACGGCAGCATTTTTTACGATAGCGCCAGCACTGGCTATAATGTCGGCCCTTCAACTGCGTCAACGCTTGCGAACGTCGTTCTTGCAAGCACCATAGATAGTGCTTTGTATTACGATAGTGCGTTGGAAATACGGGAACGCTCTTTCGCTGGCGCTCTTACTACCTCTTTCAATAATGCACCACGCATGACGTTTCACTGGGGTGGTCGCGTTGCAATGCAATTAGCACTTGGCAGCGATAACACATTAAATGTGATGAACGGCGACTGCTCTGGGTTTACCCCTTTTAGGGCTGGTGACATATCAGGCAATGTATTCACTGATAGAAACAATACCGCATATTTTTTCAACGGCGATGAAGGTTCACGCCAAGGCAAATTTCTTACAATAAGTGGGAACACCAGTGGCATTGACGGCAACGAACTTGTTGTTGGCAATACTGCTGTAACTTATTCAATGCGGGACACTAACCTACGCCCAATTATTCAGGCGCATGGTGCATACCCCGTTCTCTCGCTAAACCACACAATCACAGCAAACACGCTTCATGGGCCAACGGTGCAATTCACCGCCAACGGCACAGGCAAGCAATTTGTCATTGGTATGAGCGGCAACGGAAGCCAGTTGGATATTGGGAACTCTGCGGCAACCGATATGAACCCCCATAACGGCATTGGTGGTTACAACGGCATAACAGGCTGGCGAATGGACGGTGCGGGGAACGTCTATAACCTCATATCGTCGCGTTCACCTATATTTCGTGATAACGACAACACTGCATTTTTTGTAGACCCTGACAGCACTTCGGTTCTTAGCACCGTTCGCGCTGCTGGCATTCAACATTCGTCTGGCAATGCTGCCATTGTTTTAAATAGCCCCACATGGACGCAGTTTTGCGACCCCAATGGGTCAACAAAGTTGTGGCTTGGTGGTAGCGACCCAAACAACTATTACAATGCCAATATTCATTATTTTAGGAATAACGGTTCTGGCACAACGATGACGATTGATGCCACTGGGCTTGCAATAGCCACGGCTTCATATCGTGCGCCCATCTTTTACGACAGCCAAGATAGTGGCTACTATACAGACCCCAACAGCGTATCCGTTATCAACAAACTGACGGCAAGTGGCCGTTCGATGGTTGGTTCCGCTCAAATTTCAATGGCTGGTCTGGATGTAAACACATACTATCCAGTAACCATACCTGTCCCTGTTTCAAGGCAAGGGACGCTTCGCATTGAAAATGCGCTTAATTCAAACGCGCCGTCTTGGTCTACCCATCCAAGCGGGTTTTCTTGCTATTTTGAATGGACAACCAACGGTCTTGGCTGGGGAACCATCCCTATATCACGGCGCGTAACTGATTGGCGTGAAAGCTTTACCAGCGTTCAAATTGTTGGTGGCATCGAACAAATGACATTTAGCAGCCAAGAAGTCATTTGGCTTCGTGGCGGCGGCAATTACTTTTTGTCTGCCGACTTTGATGTAACACCAACCATCCGCACGACTTCGTATGAAGCGTATGGGCAAACTGTTGCCCCACGGTCATCAATATATAACAATCCCCGTGACACCGCTCAAGGCAGGGTCGCGTTTGGTTCCTTGCAGACCAACGAACAGTCTTTGTTTAGGGGCAACATTGATATTTCAACTGGTTCCCCTCAAATAGTATTTACATCAACGACTAGTGGTCGCGCCGCCTCATTTGGCATGACTGATGCATACAATATGTATCTGAACGCCGCATCAGGTGGGGTGCTTTTTTTAAGCGAATTTCGCGCACCTATGTTCCGTGATACCGACAACAGCGCGTATTACCTTGACCCCGCAACAGGCTTTAACTTTTTATCAACTGGTGTAACCTACGCTGGCACTGGCTCTGGCTTGTTTGTTACTAATGCTGAAGGCACGGGTTCAGTGGTTCGCCTTGGCGCGGCATGGAACCGTGGGGGTAGTTATTCAAACGGCTCGTATACACTGGGTTCCGAAAGCTCAATTCATTTTTGGATTAGTGCGGGTGAAAAGGGATACATCGACAGTTCATCTAATCTTTGGATGAATGGTTCAGTTCGCGCACCTATTTTTTACGACAGCGCGGACAGCACATATTACATAAACCTAAATGGTTATTCTCAAGTAAACGGAAATGGCAGCGTCAATGGCTCTGCTGGCGTTGGAATGAGCATATATTCCGCTGATAACAATGGGGCGATTATGTCGTTTCATCGCGGCGGTTATTACGCAGTTAATATGGGCCTTGATAACGACAACGTAATTCGCATTGGTGGCTGGTCTGCTGCGGCTAACCGCTTGCAAATGGATATGAGCGGCAACCTTACGATGGCTGGAAATGTCACCGCTTATTCTGATGCTCGCTTGAAAGAAGATGTTGCCACCGTATCTAACGCGCTTGACCTTGTCGGCAAAATGCGCGGCGTCACATACACGCGCAAAGATACGGGTGAGGCTGGCGTTGGCGTTATAGCGCAAGAAATGCTGGAAGTGATGCCAGAGGTGGTTCAGCAAGGCATTGGTAACGATGACACGCTTTCCGTTGCATACGGCAATCTTGTCGGCGTGTTAATTGAGGCTATAAAAGAACTTTCACTTAAAGTAAAAACGCTTGAAGAAAAGGATAACTGAATATGACACTGACATACACATGGGCAATCACATCCCTAAAGAAAACCACTGACGGCAATATCAGCAATGTCGTGGTTCAAACATATTGGACTTGCACAGGCACGGACGCAGACGGCGACAGTGGCACGTTTAACGGCGCGACACCATTTCCATTGAGCGATGTAGACCCTGACAATTTCATTCCTTATGAGCAACTGACTGAAGCCGACGTTCTTTCATGGATACAAGCCGTGGTTGTTGGTTCGTATAAGGAACACATTGACGCGCAAATCATGAAGCAGATTGCGCTTATTAAAGACCCCGTTGTTGAAGTGCCAAGCAATGAACTGCCTTGGTCGCCACCAGTTGAAGAAGGTGATGCACCCGCAGCACCAGTTGAAGAAGGAGCAAGTGAATGAACCCCGAATTAGACAAATATGACGAAGCGCAGCAACACGCGCAGCAAGCAATGCAACAGCCACAGTTGCAAGTCACAGTTTCTGTAAATGAGATTAACCTCATTTTTCAGGCGCTGGCTGAATTGCCACATCGCGTTTCTGACCCGCTTATTCGCAACCTAATGCAACAAGCACAGGCGCAAGTCGAAAAACCTAATTGATGAATGTATCGGATAAACTCCTTGACCTGACCATCATCCGGCAACTGCTATTAGAGCGGGTTATTGCTGGGCAAAGTGCTGCGCTAAACAAGCAGCTTGATGAAATTGCCGCTGCACTGCAAAAGCAATTAAAGGGCAAGGAGCTTACCGAATATCAAGGCAAGCGGCTGGATAAGGCCATTGCTGAACTGAAGGCCATCGTAACGGTCAAAGAACCTGATTTAAGCGACCTTACAGCGGCAGAAGCATCATTCTTTAAGGATGCTATGGTAAACGTCGGTATCGACGCTGTGCTACCCCCTGTAAGCGTATTGGAAAGTGTTTCACAAAGCAGCCTGATACAGGGCGCGACAATCGGCAATTGGTTTTCCCGTCTGAATGAAAGCGCACGTTTCGACGTTGAGCGCGTTGTTAAAAACGGCGTCCTGCTTGGGCAGACGAACGCACAGATTGCCAAAGAACTTATCGGCATTGGTGACAAGGGCGGTCAGCCGATTGCCAAGGCACGGCGCGATGCAATGGCGATTACACGCACAGCCGTTCAGACTGTAGCTAAAGACGCAAGGCTGGCATCACTGGAAGCCAACGCTAACATCATTAAGGCAGTGCAATGGGTTTCGACCTTGGACAGCCGCACCAGTGAAATATGCGTGGCGCGTTCGGGCAAGACATGGAGTTACCCCGACTTTAAGCCCATCGGTCATAAAATCCCGTGGAATGGTGGCCCACCCGCGCACTGGAATTGCCGAAGCAGCTTTATCCCGATTACCAAATCATTTGAAGAACTGACGGGCGGCAAAATTAAGGACAGGGTTGAACCATCGACCCGCGCCAGCATGGATGGCGCTGTTGCTGCCGACCTAACATTTGACCAATTCCTAAAAAGCAAACCCCCCGAATTTGCAGACAAGATGCTTGGCAAAGGCCGTGCAGAACTTTGGCGCAGCGGAAAGATTACGTTAAACCAACTGCTAGACCAGCGTGGAAACCCGCTGACTTTAGCACAGTTGAAGCGACTATAGTAATGTAGTGTTTACCGTGATAAGAGAAAAGTTACGCCAAGGCTGTGCTGCGGCATAAACCGCCCCCGTGGGGCAACCAAGTCCAGAGGACAAATCTATGAGTGAAGAACGGATTGCAGAGTTAGAAGAAGCGATGGAGGCAATGAATGCCAAAAACGCTGAACTTTTAAGGGAAGTCAAAATTGCCAGAGCGAAAGCAAAGGGCGTTGAGATAGACCCAAACGATTTTATGGCGCTTCAGACTGAAAATGAAACGCTTAGGTCGCAACTCGAAAAGGTTGCAAAGGATAATGCGAAGACGGTTGAACAGTTGCAAGCAAGCCTGAATGAAAAGGATGGTGCGCTTCAGTCTTATTTAATCGACAACGGGTTAAACGATGCAATGCTAAAGGCTGGTATCAAACCTGAATTTATGGCGGCAGCAAAGGCCATGCTGAAGTCACAAACCAAGTTGATGGCTGATAACGGTCAATATTCTGCACTTATGGGTGACAAACCGCTGATTGAAGCGATTGCTGAATGGGCTGCTGGCGATGAAGGTAAACACTTCGTTTCTGCACCCGCGAACTCTGGTGGTGGAGCCACTGGCGGGACGGGCAATGGTGTTCCTATCGCACCGAAGGGCAACCTTGGTGGCGATAAGACGCAGCGGACAAATGCAATTAAACAAATGTTCCCTGACCTACCATAAGGATTTTGAATTATGTCTCTTTCGCAAATGAAGGTATTTAACGAATACGTTATGCCAGCAACCATCGAAACTCTCGCCCAGATGGTCGAGAAGTTCAACGCAGCATCGGGTGGCGCAATCCGTTTGACCACGACTGGCTTTGATGGCGACTTCTATCAGGAAAGCTTCTTCGCTGCCGTGCATAGCGCACAGCGTCGCGTTGACCGTTATGCTTCGCAAGCATCGGCTACCGCAACTGACCTGACGCAACTTCAGCTTAATGGCGTAAAGGTTGCTGGTGGCTTTGGCCCCATCCGCTTTGAGCCTTCGCAGCTTACATGGTTGCAGAAGCCAACGTCGGAAGGCATCGAAGTTGCATCGCGTAACTTTGCTGAAGCACTGATGGCTGACCAGCTTAACACTGCGATTGCCGCAGTTGCCGCTGCAATTGCCAACCAAGGCGCAGCAACGGTTGTTGATGTTTCGGGCAGCGGCCCTGTAACTTATGCCACGATGAACAGCGCAAACGCTTTGTTTGGCGACAATTCGTCGAGCATCGTTGCAAACGTCATGAACGGCGACAGCTATCACAAGTTGATTGCACAGAACCTGACCAACGGCGCACAGTTGTTCGTTGCTCAAAACGTGCAAGTTGTGGACATCCTTGGCCGTCCTGTCATCGTGACTGACGCCCCTGCATTGTTCGTTGCTGGCACACCAAACAAGAACCGTGTTCTTGGCCTCGCAGACAGCGCAGCAATCGTTTATGACGGCGGCGACGTTATCAGCAACATCGAAACCAACAACGGTCAGACCCGTATCGAAACCACGATGCAGGTCGATTACACCTTTGGCGTGGCTTTGAAGGGCTACACTTGGGACATCACCAATGGCGGCAAGTCGCCAACGGATGCTGAACTTGCAACTGGTTCCAACTGGGACAAGGTTGCAACGTCCATCAAGCATACTGCTGGTGTTATGGCGATTGGTTCTGCTGCTTAATTAAGCGCAGAGCGGGGGCCGTCGGTTGGAAGGGCGGCCCCCAATCTATTTGGAGGATTTTATGGCTAAAATCATTTATGAACCGCATCCAATGAACCCAGCGCGTAAAGCTAAATTGCAAGAGCAAGGGTATAAAATCATTGATGCTATTTTTGCCCCCGCTGGCACACCTTTGCACGAAAAACTGGATGTAGAAGAAATCCCTGCTGAAGTTGAAGCCGCCATTGCCCCAGAGGTAGTGGAAGTGGTAGAAGCACCAGCAGAAGAAGCGCCAGCCGTTGTTGAACCTGTTGAAGAAGCACCTGTGGCCGAAGAAGCCCCTGCTGCCGAAGAAGCAGAACCAGCAGCTAAAACTGGCAAAAGCCGCAAGGAGTAAAAAATGGCATTCGTGGTCGAAACAGGTGTAGGGCTTCCAAACGCTAATAGCTATGCCAGCGTTTCGGCTGCGGATGACTATGTAGCTGACCGTGGTATAACGGGTTGGTCAAGTCTTTCGACATCAATCAAACAGCAATCGCTGGTCAAGGCAACCGACTATCTGGAAGCCACATACCGCGATGCTTGGAAAGGCAATCGCGTCAGCGAAACGCAATCATTGTCATGGCCGCGCTATAACGTGGTTGTGGATGGCTTTAATTACCCCAGCGGTGTTGTGCCACCACAGGTCATAAACGCTTGCGTGGAAATGGCGCTACGGGCTGCGGCTGGCGATACACTGATTGCCGACCAAGGCCAGAAGGTAAAGCGCGAAAAGATTGACGTAATTGAGGTCGAATACCAAGATTATTCCGACCCGACGCAGCGTTACCCATTCATCAATCGGATATTGACCCCATACCTTTTATCCGCATCTGAAAGCGGGTTTGGTGTAACACGGGTTGTCCGCACATGAGCAGCCAAGCGCAAACAGCATCACGGCTGCTTGCTAAATATGGCGAAGCGGTGTCCATCATATTCCCTGTTTATGGCGCGACAGACCCCATCACTGGCGCAGTCATCGGCACGAACACCAGCACGACAATAACAGGCAAGGGCTATCCCGCTGCTTACCACAAGCGCGATATTGACGGCGATATTATCCAAGCGGGTGATGTGCGCCTAATCCTTGAACTTATCGCCACCCGCCCCGCTGTGGGCTGTTTATCGACCATTGACGGCACAACTTACCGCATCATGGATGTGCAACCAATCCGTCTTACTGGTGAGGATGTGATTTATATATGCCAGCTAAGGTCAAACTGATGTTGCCGATAGGCCAGAGGGTTTTCTTTCCATCGCAATGGAACTCTGGCATTTTGGACAGTGTGCTACACGATACGCATAACCACGTTATTGCCTATATAATTAAGCTGGATGATGGTAAAAAGGTGGCTGTAGATATGCAAATCGTGGAGCCTTTAGATGATTAACAGCAAAATTAGTGCGGCGCTTGCGACCAAACTTAATACGCTTGGGCTTCCAACGCATTGGGAAAATGCCAAGTTCACGCCCACCAATGGGCAGATATATCTAAGCGAAAGCCTGTTGAGCGGCGACACTAACCCTGTCGGCGTTTCAAGCGCAGCATCGGATGAATTTGGCGGCGTCTATCAGGTGCTTGTTTACGCCCCTTTGGATGCCAACAAAGGCCAAGCCCGTGCAACCGCTGACACCGTTGCTGCTGCATTCCAGCGCGGCGATAGGCTTTCTTATGGTGGCATTACAGTCACCATACAGCGCACGACACAGAACCCAGCCTTTATATCTGGCAACCGCTTTGTAATCCCTGTCAGCGTGACGTATCGGGCGTTTTCATGACCACGTTCAGTTTGGACGTAAAAGCATTTGCTGCGAAGGCTGAAGAAGCCGCAGACGCCGTTATCAGCAAGATATGTTTAGACCTATTGTCTGACATTGTTTTGAACACGCCTGTCGATACTGGAAGGGCAAGGGCCAACTGGTTTACCAGCATTGGCATACCATCAAGCACGACTGTTGAGCATGAAGGCGCTCAATCTGCGGCTGGCGTTGCGATTGGCAGGGCATCTGCTGATATAGCTAGTGCGCCGCGCAATATTTTCTGGATTAGCAACAATCTGCCATACATTTATCGCCTTGAATTTGAGCAATGGTCAAAGCAAGCGCCAAGTGGTATGGTGCGGTTAGCAATCAACCGCGCAGAACGCAAAATGCGTTAGGGTGACTTGACTGCTTTTTTGTGTTAAATGTTCAATCCCATGCATGGAGATTAAATTATGTCTGACGTTGTTTCCTCGGTTGGCACCATTGTTTCGGTGTCCGCGACTGCCCCTGCTACTTATGACGCCACTGGCTTTGCTGCGTTAACTTGGTCGGCTTGCGGTGAACTGGCTGACTTGCCAGCTTTCGGTGCTGAAGCTGCACTTGCAACGCACACGCCTTTGAAAACTGGTATTGTTGCCAAGCGCCGTGGTTCGCTGAACTATGGTTCGGTTACTTTGACGATGGCTCTTTCCGAAGTTGATGCTGGTCAAACCATTTTGCAAACCAAAGGCAGCGCCGCTGCTGGCGCAAGCGCACTTGTTTCGGTCAAAGTTGCTCTGGTTAATGGCGACATTCAGTATTTCACTGCACAAGTTATGTCGTTCAAAACCAATGTCGGCAATGCTGACGCAATCACAATGGCTGAAGTGACACTTGAAATCGACAATTCGGTTGTTAAGGTTTCTTCGTAATTAGCCAACAAACTTCCCCGTCGTGGCTGCATCCGACCACGGCGGGGGAGACTTTCAACATCGGTGCATTCGGATGGAGTTTAATATGTCTTTTGACCTTAATTCATTGAAGCCAGTTATGGCTGACGATGGCGCTGTTCTTAATATTGTGCATCCTGAAACTGAAGAAGTCATTGATGGAATGACCATCACGCTTCTTGGTCAGGACAGCAAGCTTTACCGCAAGATACAACTTGGCAAGCAACAGGCTGCGCTAAACCGCATGGCTAAGGGCAAGAAGGCAATTGACCTTGATGCTGAAAAGCTTTCGGAAGACAGCATTGACGATTTAGTCAAATTGACAACCGCATGGTCTGGCTTTGTCCTTGATGGCAAAGACCTTGACTGCACACCTGAAAACGTCCGCACCGTCTATTCTGATTGGTCATGGATTAAAGAACAGGTGCAGGAGTTCGTCGGTAATCGCGCCAACTTTTTTCGCGCAAACGATTGAGCAACTAACCTTATTTGTAAAACAAGCTGCTTGGCTTAACACAATCCCGTCGAAGGCAAAGCGTCCTCGGCGGGAAACCAAGTCAGACGTAATGCCACCCGTGCTTGGTGGGGCTTATCTTATCGAAATTCTTTTCGAGGTTGGCCCCGCCAAGCCCACTGGCATGGGTAGCAACGCCGCAATAGATGAAGTTGATTTGGCTGCATGGATGTCAAATCAGGGCGTGACGCTGACACCTTGGGAAGCCAAAACTGTCAGGCAATTATCCCGTGAATATGCTGCCATGCTATTAGAAGCTGTTGAGCCAAACACGCCGCCGCCTTGGGTTGACCCCAATATTATGACCGCTGAACGGCGCGAAAAAATATCAAATGCGATGTCTGATTGGGCAAATCTAATCAACACCAAGACACGATGAAAATCTTGTGCTATGGCCCATATTAAGCGATAACGCTCTGGGCCTCATAGGATATTGCGCGTGGCAGATTTAGCGAACCTTCGTATTTCAGTTGATAGCCGTGACGTAAAGTCGGCTACAGGCGACCTGAACTCAATGAGCGCCGCCGCTGATAATGCGGAAAAGAACATTGCTGATGTAGGCGCAGCATCTAAGCGCACTGGCGCAGCTATGCGCGACATGACTGGGATTATCCAGCAAGGTGAACAGGCGCAAATCGCTGCCGCCAATGCCAATCGCGCCGTCGGTCAAACTGGTCAGCTTGCGCGGCATCACATGATGAACCTTGGTTTCCAGTTTCAGGATTTAGGCGTTCAGATTGCCAGCGGTGCAAATCCGTTGACTGCTTTTATTCAACAAGGCGCTCAAATTGGCGGCATTATGACGCAAGCGCAAATTGGCATCGGCGGAGTTATTCGCGCACTTGGGTCAATGGTTGCGGCAATGACAATGGCGGTTATTACCAACCCCATATTGCTGGGCATAGCTGCTGCGGCAACTGCGGCTTATGTTGCATTTAAGCAGTTTCAGTCATCGGTTGCAGAAACTGGTGAGATTAAAGATTACGCCAATTCCCTTGGCTTGACCAAAAAGGAAATGCGCGAACTTGAAAACGTCCACGTTACCTTTGGTGATGTGTTGTCTGGTGTGTGGGCAACAATCAGCGAAGGGCTTGGGCTGGATAAAATCTGGAAATCCATAAGCGAATTTGCCGTTCAAGCCTTTGATGTAATTCTAAGGGGCGCTATGATGGCTACGGCTGGCATCTATGCGTATTTTGTTGGTTCGTTTGACCAAATCAGGATTATATGGAAAAATCTTCCAGCAATCTTGGGCGACCTGTTTGTTCAAGCGGTAAACCTTTCAATCAAAGCCGTGGAAATGCTTGTCAACACCGTTCTTGATGGCATTAACTATGTCACCACAAAGGCGAATGGTGTCCTGACCTCAATGGGCTTGGCCGCTGTGTTTGCACAAGTTGAAAGCATTAAGCTTGGCAGGGTTGCCAACGAAAATGCTGGCGCTGCCGCAAAAGCAACTGTTGCTATTTTTGATGCCTATGCCAGCCGTTATAACGAAGCGTTGTCTGGCATGAAGGCTATTGGCCTTCAGATTAAACAGAACACTTTGGATGCCACCAAATCCCGTTTGGAAGCGCAAGCGGCTGCACTTATCGCCAAGCGCAATGAAGGAAAGCCCAAAAAGGCTGGCTTGTCTGATGAGCAAAAGCAGTATGAGCGCGACCTAAAGGCGGCTGAAGAATATTTGGTTTCCCTTGAAAAACAGGCTGCGGCTATCGGCAAAACGACCATTGAATTAAAAGAGATGGAGATTGCGGAAAAGGCAGCGGCGGCGGCAAAGGTTGGTTTAAAGGATGCCACCCTTGCGCTGGGTGCGGCACTCATTGAAGGCATGAAAGCGAAAGAGCGCGAAGAAGCAAACAAGCAAATTGATGCCACGCTAAAGGCTTTGGATGATGAATATAAATTGCTTGGATTAACGGGTGCGGAGCGCGACAGGGCTGCGTTGGCTTTGGAGCGTGAAGGCTTCATTGCCAAGTATAAAACCGCCCTTGGGATTGATGAAGCCACCGCCGCTTATGAGCGTTACGCTGCGCGAAAAGAAAAAGCGATTGCCAAAGAAAGTGATTTTGAAAAGCAGCGCAAGGAAGCTGAAAAGCTAAAAGAAACAATTGCTGGCCTTATCAGCATAACCGACGAACTTTTTGGTGGCGCTGGTTCATTCTTGCAGAACCTTGGAAAGCAGATAACCATTGTTGCCCCAGACCTGAAAAATGACTTGAAGGCAATTTTCGACGATTTACCTAAAAATATGCAGGACGTTTTCAAGGACTTTGGCGGCTCACTTGCGACCATCCTTGCCAATGCTGCAATCGGTAAAATGGTTGGTGGCGGCGCTGGTGGCGCTATTGGTGGCGGCATTGGCGGCGCGTTGGGTAAAAAGTTTGGCAGCGATGCACTGCAAAGCATTGGCACAAAGATTGCTGGCGATGCATTTGGAAAGGCGCTCGGCGGCATGGCTGGGCCTCTTGGCGCTATCGCTGGCGGATTGATTGGTGGCCTTGTTGGTGGCCTTTTGAAGAAAACCAAAACGGGCAGCGTGACACTGAACCAAATCGCTGGTGGCGCTATGGAGCGGACGCTAACAGGCAACAGCGCACAGCTAAAGGGCATCGCTAACAATATGGCGAATGGCCTTTTGAAAGGCTTGGGCAATATTGCAGAACAACTTGGCGGCGCATTGGGCGGAAATGTCAAAGTAAGCCTTGGTATGCGTAAAAAGGATTACGTTGTTGACCCAACTGGCGCTGGCCGCACCAAGGGTTCTGGCGTTAAGAATTTTGGCACAGACGAAGCGGCTGCGGTTGCATACATTACGCAATTAGCAATTCAGCAAGGCATTGTCACGGGTATCAGCGCAGGAGCGCAAACGCTCATTCGTGCTGGCAACGACCTAAACGAACAAGTGCAGAAGGCACTGAAGTTCGACCAAGTGTTTAAAGACCTGAAAAGCCAAAGCGACCCACTGCAATCAAGCCTTGATGAACTTTCCGTAGAAATGGAAAAGTTGAAGGTCATCTTTGGCGAAGCTGGTGCGTCTGCCGCTGATTATGCGAAGCTTGAAGAACTGTATGCCATCAAGCAAGCCAAGGCGATATTTGAAGCCAACAGGCCGCGCCGTGAACTGGAAATTCAGTTGATGGAAGCACAGGGCGATGCTGCTGGCGCTTTGGCTGCACAACGTGCGCTGGAACTTGAAAGCATGGATGCAAACCTTCGTGGATTGCAACAGCAAGTATATACCGCACAAGACGCTGCAAAGGCTACACAGGCACTGGCTGAAGCGCAAGAAAAGGCTGCTGAAGAAGCGGCTGTATTGGCTGAAGCGGCTTTGGCATTAGCTAGAGACAGGCGTGAACTGGAAATCGACCTTCTTGAAGCACAAGGCTTTGCAACCGACGCGCTGGTAGCAAGGCGTCAGCTTGAATTGGAAGCAATAGACGAAACCCTGCGTGGCTTACAGTTGCAAATCTGGGCTGCGGAAGACGCCAAGGCTGCAAATGATGCAATGAACGCTGCCGCCAGTGCTGCGGCTCAAGTGGCGAAAGCTGCTGCTGACTTGCAAAGGAATAGGGTCGAACTTGAAATACAGTTGCTTGAAGCACTGGGTAAATCAACCGAAGCCTTGTCTGCGCGGCGCGAATTGGAATTGGCGGCGCTTGATGAAACATTGCGTAGCTTGCAACTACAAATATATGCTGCCCAAGACGCAAAAGCTGCAAGTGAAGCTGCGGCAGAAGCCACCAGAACAATGGCTGCGGAACAAGAAAGGCTGGCTGAACAAGCCTTGGCTCTTTCCCGTGAACGCCGTTCTATGGAAATCGACCTATTGGAAGCACAAGGTTTTGCGGTTGAAGCACTTGCGGCCCGTCGCGCCGTTGAACTGGAAACCATTGACGCAAGCTTGCGTGGATTGCAGTTGCAGATTTACGCTGCTCAAGATGCCAAGGCTGCAAATGATGCCGCCGCTGAAGCTGCACGGGCTGCTGCCGAAGAACAGGCACGGGCTGCTGAACAAATCTTGGCTGTCGCAAGAGAGCGCCGTTTGCTCGAAATCGAATTGCTTGACGCACAGGGCTTTGCTGTTGAGGCACTTGCTGCGCGTCGGGCAATGGAACTTGAAACCATTGACGCCACCCTTGTTGGGTTGAAGCAGCAAATCTGGGCAGCGGAAGCCAAGGCAGAAGCGGATGCCGTTGCTGCCAAGGCTGCTGAAGAAGCCGCCAAGATACAAGAAAAAGCTGCCGAAGACGCTACACAAGCAATGCAGAAATATGCCGAAACACTGGCAAGCGTCAGCCAAACGGTTGTGGACGAAATCAATCGTCTGCGCGGTATCAACGCATCGTCATCGTCGGTATTGCTGAAGGCCCAATTTGCCACACTGACCGCACAGGCACGAACAGGCAATCTGGATGCACTTGGTAAGCTGCCAGAACTTAGCCGTTCGATTGAAGAAGCGACACTTGGTTCGGCAACGTCTGCGCTTGAAGTTGCCCGTATCCGTGCGTGGCTGTCAGCAAGCCTTAGTGAAACACTTGGGGCGCAAGCAGCAAACAGTGCGGAAATTGCCACCACGGGCGCAGGGTTGGTCTTTGATGGCAACCAAACGGGCTTGGCAAGCAACAGCGCAGACACTGCCGACGGCATAGCCAATATGCGAAATGAGATGTATAACGTGCTGTATCAAGTCGCCAAGAACACTGGCAAGTCCTATGAACTGATGGACAGGTGGGATGGCGACGGATTGCCTGACATTCGGGAGGACGCAAGTGATTATTATTAAGCCTGTCGATGTTACGGAAGCCAATCTGACAACAAGTAATGTTGCGGAAACGGATTATCCCGCATGGACTGCTGGCACATATACGATTGGAACCCGTCGTATATATGCCCACAAGATTTATGAAGTGGTTGCCACATCAACGACTGACCGCCCTGATATTGGTGCGGCGGCGATTGTTCCGACTTGGCTATTTGTCAGCGCAACCAACCGCTACAAGATGTTCGACATATCGGTAGGCTCTGGCACACAAAACAGCGGCACGATTGATGTTAAAATTACCCCAGCCACAGTCTGCAATTCCGTTGTGCTGTTTAACGTCGATGGTTCAAGCGCACGGCTTATCGTCAAATCATCTGGCGGCACGACTGTTTACGACCAAACCATAAGCCTTGCCGATTACAGCGCCATCGACGGCTACTTTAATTATTTCTTTGCGCCGATAACCGAAACTGGCGCATCTGAAGTGGCGTTTTTGGATATTCCGAATTATTCGGGCGCATCCTTCCAGCTTATCATCGACGCTGGCGCTGGCACGGCTTCATGCGGTGAATTTGTTATCGGTCAAAAGTCTGCGCTGGCTGTAACCAATTTCGGCACATCTGTCGGTATCAAGGATTATTCGGTCAAAACCATTGATGACTTTGGCAACGTCACGATTACGCCACGCGCTTACAGCAAACGCGCTGATTATGACGTAACTGTTGAAACAAATGATGTTAGCGCGTTTACCCGCTTTCTGGCATCTGTTCGCAGCACACCCGTTGTTTATATCGGTGATGAAGACAGAGGCGAAACGATTGTTTTAGGCTATTACCGCGACTTCTCCGTTGTGCTATCAGGCCCAACAATATCGGAATGCTCTTTGTCTGTTGAAGGGTTGATTTAATGGCCGTTACAACAATTTCAGCAATGCCAGCATCGCCTTCACGATTAGGCGACCCCAGCAATTTCATCACCGAAAGCCTTGCGTTTCTTGACGCACAAGGTGGCTTTGTAACGCAGTGCAACAGCGTTGCGTCCACATTGAACGCTGGCAAGTTTAACCCAAACGATTGGGGCAACCTTGGCCCTATTAGCGGGTCATCGCCTGTATCTGTGACGAACTTTATTAGTGAAACGCCGACGAACCCGCCGCTGCTTGGTCAAGGCTTGGCAGATGCCATTGATGATATGCTGGCGACCTTCAATCCGTTCATATCGGACGCAAACACCGTTGCGGCTTGGATTGATGGCGAAACAGACATTGCTAACCCAAGTATCGTTGACCCGACGCGCCCGATTATTCCGACAGTAAATCCAAGTCCATTGCGTAACGATGGACAGGCTGCTTTTGAAAGCAAGGCATTGGCATTTTACGGAAGCGCACGGGCGTTTTCGTTATCGCTTCAAGACTTGGCTAATTACGTTGCCGTATTTTCAAGCGGCTATGAAGATTGGTCGGAAATTGATATAGTATACACCGAAACTGATGACTGGGGTTTTATCGCATGAGTAAGCAAGTAAAAATTCGTCGCGGCACGACAACCCAACACGCAAGTTTTACTGGCGTCGAAGGCGAAATAACGGTCAACACAACCACCGATACAATCCACGTTCATGACGGCGCGACTGTTGGCGGACGCGCATTGTCACGCGCTGACGGCTCAAACGCCAGCGGCAACTGGAATGTCGTTGCAAATAACGTCAGCGGCATTGTTGCGGTTGTTAATGGCGGCACTGGCGCGAATAACCCATCTAGCGCACGGACTGCCCTTGGTCTTGGCTCACTTGCTGTTTTAAGCAACATCAATAACGAACAATGGAGTGGCACAGACCTTGCGGTTGCCAATGGTGGCACTGGCGCATCTGACCCTTCTCAAGCGCGAACCAACCTTGGTGTTCCTTCGCTAACTGGCGGCGGCGCAAGCGGCACTTGGAATATCAACGTAAGTGGGAACGCAGCAACGGCAACAAGCGCATCGACTGCAACAACTGCATCGACTGCCACGGCTACCGCTGCGGCTGTAACCTTCAGCAGCGGCGGTGATGGTGTCGCGGCTGGCGGTTCGTTTAACGGCTCTGCTGCGCGAACGATTAGCTATAACACCATTGGCGCACCTTCAGTAAGCGGTGCAAACGCAACTGGCACATGGGCCATCAGTATATCTGGTAATGCTGCAACGGCGACAAATGCGACAAACGCCACCAATGCAACGAACGCAACAACTGCCGTCAGCGCAACTACTGCAACATCCGCTACAACGGCTGGCTCTGCAACAACTGCTGGGTCTGTCACAAATGCCGTGACGTTTGCCAACACTGGCGGCGCTTCTTCTGGCGCTACTTTCAATGGTTCGGCTGCACGGACTGTCGATTATAGCACTGTTGGCGCTCCTAAAGCGGATGGCACGGGTGCATCTGGCACTTGGGGCATTAACATCACTGGCAACGCTGCGACAGCAACCAGTGCGACAACTGCCACGACAGCCACAAGCGCAACCACGGCAACGACAGCTACCAATGCTACGAATGCCACCAATGCGACAAACGCAACGAACGCGACAAACGCAACAAACGCAACGAACGCAACAAAGCTGGTGGCTGCAAACTTTACTGTTGAGCAAAGCGGCACTGACCTGTTGTTCAAATACAACGGCACGACGATTGCAAAACTAAGCAGCGCGGGTGCGTTTACCGCCATCAATAACGTCACTGCATACGGGACTGCATAACTATGGTTTTGCCCACTGGAACTATATCCATGTCACAGGTCAACACGGAACTTGGCCGTTCAGCGACTGCGACTATTTCGCTGAATGAAAGTGCCGTGCGCTCTTTGGCTGGCGTTCCGTCTGGGACAATTTCAATGGATAACTTGCGCGGTAAATCTAATGTGGCTTTTACACCTGACGGCGGCACATCTGCTGGTAGCGCCGTTCTTTTGCAAGACCAAGGTGTTTTAACCGCAACTGTAACAATTGACTGCTCTCAACCTGCTGTTTGGACTTGGAGTGGTGGTGGAGATGATTATTATGTGTCAGTTGCCAGCGGTGGCACTGCTCTCAGCATTATATTTGAAGTTTCTTCATCAGTATTTGGCGGATGGGCCTTTGCCAATTTCACGGTGCAAGGCACTTCTGGCGGCACAAGTCGTTATTGGAATGTTGAACTTATAGCTGAAGACAATTCATGATGAACGCCACCACACTTTTCACCATCCTTGGTTTTGTTATGACCGCCCTGACTTTTGTTGGGGCGTTGATAACCGTCTGGGTCAATCTAACCAACAAACTGACGCTTCTTGAAGCGCGACTTGGCTTTGGTGATGAAAAATTCCAAGCCATCGACGAAAAGTTTAAAGAGGTAATGATGCACCTTCGCCGCATTGAAGACAAACTGGATAATAAGGCTGACAGACCATGAAGAAATTTGTGTTTGGTTTTATCGCGCTGGCTGCATCATCATCGGTGGTGCTGGCACAAACTGTATCCGTAGCGCCTACGGAATACATCTATAACACGACCACGACCAGCACATCTGATAATACCAACACGACCACCAGCACGAACACGAACAACAATAACAACACTTCGACCAGCACATCCACGAACACGAATAACAACAACAATACGTCGGACAGCACATCGGTCAGCACCAACACCAACACCAATAACAATTTCAACACCAGCACCAGCACATCGGTCAACACGAACAACAACGTGAACGCCAGCACAAGCACTTCGCTGAACACAAACAACAACAACAACGTCAGCACTTCGACGAATACCAACATCAATCAAAATTCTGGCACGATGACCAATATCAACCAGAACACCAACATCAATTCTGGCACGATGACGAACATCAACCAGAATACGAACGTCAACACATCTGACGCCACAAACCGCAATTTCAACACGGATGTTAGCAACAGCACTGTCAATCAGACGGTCAACAGCAACAGCAATAGCAACAGCACCGTGAACACGAATAACACGAATAACGATACCAGCACGATTAACCAAACGACGAACAGCAACAGCAACAACGTCAATCAGAACAACAACGTCAACGTCAGCGACAGCAAAAGCTACAGCGAAAGCGTTAATCGTCAGATAATCGACCAGAACATCAAGTCGCCGCCACCCAGCGCCATCGCGCCATCTATGATGTCATACAGCCAAGACCTTTGCACCACGGGGCAATCTGGCGCTGTTCAGACGCAAATCATCGGCTTATCGGCTGGCCGCACAGTGCGCGACCAAAACTGCGAACGTATGAAGCTATCCAAGACGCTTTACGATATGGGTATGCGCGTGGCTGCTGTGAGCCTTCTATGCCAAGATACCCGTGTTTTTAGGGCAATGGAAATGGCTGGCACACCCTGCCCGTTCATGGGCGCAATCGGTGAAGCTGCAACAGCGGCATGGGAAGAAAATGCTGACCGCCGCCCTGACGCAGAATAAGCGTCTAATTTCTTTATTGGCCGCATTACTGGTCAGCACATCTGTTGCTGCCCAAACATACGAACCCACGCTTATCCCGCCGCAAATAAGCGGCGCTCCCACAACAATGACGCCTCTGAACCTTGGCGACGATAACACACGGCGCGTCAGCCTTGGCTTTGAATTTGAGTATTGGGGCCAGACCTTCACCGACGTTTGGGTGTCGAGCAACGGCTTTGTGTCGTTTGAAAGCGCGGCAAATCTGTGCTGCAATGGTCAGCCGATTGAACAGGCGCAACGCAACACGATTTACGCATACTGGTCTGACCTAATCAGCTTTACTGGCAACCCTTTTTATCGCCTAAGCGATGGGTCTGCGCTGTTTGGATGGTATGGCGTTCAAGAATACGGCACAAATAATCTAAACACGTTTGAAATTGGGCTGTTCAGCAACGGCAATATCCAATTCAACTACGGGTCTTTGTCTGCATCTGGCTGGCGCGACTTTACGGCTGGCATCACTGGCCCTGAAGCCGACAACAATATTCCGCTTTTTTACGGGCGCAATCCGCAATTCCTGCAAAACCAATCTGGCCTTTTGACCTATGGTTCGCCAATCCCTGACGAAGTGGCAATAGATTGCAACGCAACGCCCATGCATCCATCCTGCCCACCAATATCAATAGCCATTGATGTTGGCGCACCTGACCCGACGGAAAGCACATTGGATGATGCCGTGGCTTCTGTCGAGCAAATCGCACAAGAAGAAGCGCAGCAAGAAGTGCAGATGGAAGATGTGGCCGATATTGAACAGGTCATTGAAGAAGCGCAAGAAGCGTTAGAAACCGCCGAAGCATCGCTTGAAGCCGACGCAGCTACCGAAGCTGAAGAAGAAGTTGTCGAAGAAGCCGTCGAAGAAGCCGTCGAAGATGACGCTATTGAAGAACTGGTGGCGGAACAAGATTTGGAAGACCTTGGGCCTGACGAAGAACGGCTATCGCCAGACGAACTGGCTGCATTGGCCGCACAAGGCCCACAAGATGATAATGAGGACAAAGAAACCTTGGCGTCCGAAACCTTGGCGGCACTTGAATTGGAAGGCGCAGAAAACGCTATAGGGGGCCAAGACGCATCTGGCGGTGAATTAGAGCAAGAAGCGTCAAATCAGCTTTCTACGGCGCTGGAAGAAAGCGCACAGGGTATGCAATCGGCATTCTTTGATGAAGCCGCACAGGTAAGCCAAGCATCGGCTTTTGAAAATAGCGCACAATCGTCACAAAGTTTTGGTAGCTTCCAAATGCGGGTTGATTTTGGGTCAAGCAATTCCACTGTCGGCAGTAGCGGCGGTAGTTTTGGCGCGGGTTCATCGCCGCTTGATGCAGCTATTTCGGCGGGTAGCCCTATGTCGATGACAAATACATTTGAAATATTGAACAATGTTGGCGGTCAAACCGCCGCTGCGCCAGTTGCAGCAAGCACAACATCTGAAAAGTCAGAAAGCGAAATGGCAGAGGGGCAATCGGAAACCATCGAAGAAATGGGTTCGGTTCCTGCGTTTAACGCCTACCGACAAGCGACATTATCCGACAGGGCTGACTTTTATGCCGTGCGTGATATATACCGCAACAGAAGGCTGCGTGACGCTGACTTTGAGATGTATCGGATGAGCCAAACTAATGACGCCAAGTGGCGGGAGATTGTAGATGCCCAATACAAATGACGAAAAAGAAGAACCCAAGGTATCCTTTGACGAAAGCGGCTTTAGCTTTAACATCGGTGGCATAAGCAGCGGCGAAATTGCCATCATTTTTGCTGCATTCTCAACAATTCTTGGCGGTCTGTGGGCTGGTTTCCAAGTGTATCAGCAATTCTTGACCATGAAAGAAGTGACCGCTGCTTATGTGCCGCCTGACCTGTCTGGTATTGAAGGGCGCATTTCGGTGCTTGACGAACGTGTAACAAGCGTTGAACGTCTGACCAAGGGCAACAGTGAGGCGCTGAACTATTTGACGGGCAGCATATCAAGCAGTGTCGGTGCAACACGCCAGACGGTTGACGCTGTAAGCAGCAGCGTTCGCAGTAGCGATGCACAGAACATGGCGATGCAACGTGCGGTCATTGACCAGTTGCGCCAGCAAGACCAAGAGCAACAGCGCCGTATCAAGGAACTGGAAGCTGAAACGAAAGAACGTATCCAAAAGACGCTGGCAAACCCGCTGGCAGGAAAGGAATAAGGATGGATGATAAATTATTAGAGGCACGGATTAAAGCGTTGCTGCTGGCTGCAAAAACGATGGCGTTTGTCATTGTTGCCATCACTTGCGCGATGATTGTTGGCCTATTCATATCGAACGAAATTATCGACAATAAAGACGTATTTGGCTTGCTGTCATACGTCATGACATCGGTTGTCGGTGCTGTGGCTGGCTCCTACGCCACCCTGATGGGAATGAAGGGTGAATTGGCCCCACCACCCCCAGAAGACCGCAACGACCCAGAACCAGAGCCTCTGGCCCCTGTAGCGCCTCAACCAGACCCGCTGCCGCTTACACCTGACATGGTTGCACCAGCACCACGTTATGATGACCCATCGGCAACTGTGTTTATTGATGAACCAGATGACGATGACGATGACGAACTGGAACCTTGGGAGAAATACCGCAACGACTTGCGCTATGATGCCAATGGCGATGGCGTAGTTGACGAAAACGACTTTCCAGATTGGCGGAGTGCAGGGAAATGAGCCTTATAAACCTTCAAAGTAAATGCGGATGCCATCCAGATGGTGCATTCGGCCCTTCAACACTTAAAAAAGCTTGTGACCACTTCAAGCTGAACAAGAACCGCGCCGCACATTTCTTTGCTCAAACAGCGCATGAAAGCGGCAATTTCAAAGCGTTCAGTGAGAACCTGAACTACGGCGCAAAGGGTCTGCGCGGCATCTTTGGAAAGTATTTTCCCACGGATGCTATGGCCCGTGCTTATGAACGCCAGCCGCAAAAGATTGCCAATCGGGTCTATGCCAATCGTATGGGCAACGGCGACGAAGCGTCAGGCGATGGTTGGAAATATCGGGGCAGGGGGCCTTTACAGCTTACTGGGAAGAACAACTATCGCGCATTCGGTAAGTATATCGGGCGCGAACAGGAAGTGTTGGATAATCCAGACATTGTTGCAAACGAACTTGGGTTTGAAAGCGCATTGTGGTTTTTTGACGCAAACAAGTTGTGGGGCATCTGCGACCAAGGTATCAATGATGCTGCAATCCTTGCCCTTACAAAGCGCATCAATGGCGGAACGCATGGCCTTGATGACCGCAAACTGAAAACCAAGAAATACGCTTCTTGGTTATAGGAGAATGAAAATGGACATTAAAAGCCAATTGAAGAAGCAAGCTGTCAAAGCCATTAAAGATGAAGCCGAAAAAGCCATCATTAAAAAGGCCACTGGCAAGTTGCTGCCTATGGAAGACACTTCTGAAAAGAAGCTGGGCTGGAAAACCAAGGTTGCTGGTGCGCTGGCGTTTATCGCTGCCGCCGCTGCTGGCCTGTCGCAAATTATAGGCGGCTGATATGCCACTGAAAAAAGGCTACAGCCAAAAGACCATAAGCCGCAACATTAGCTATGAATTGAAGAAGCACCCAAGCATGAGCCAAAAACAGGCTGTAGCTATTGCTCTTTCAACCGCAGCGGATGCCAAAAAGAAGCGGCGCAAGAAATAAAGTTTGGGCCGCTTGTTGGGAAGTGGCCCAATTCTTTCACCCCCACCATTCTTCTTCCATTTCCTTGCGCTCTTGCTCTGTAATGTCAGGCGCGGTTGCAATCAGATATGCGGTCAATATCCAGATTGATATGACCAACAGGAAAAGCCAGTTATCGGCGGTCATTCGCTTCGTTCCCTTGCTTCAATCATGGCGTCGGCAGCGATGTATGCGTCAATTGCAATTTCACCCCATCTGATAGTAAAGCCACTGTTGAGTGTCGAGCAGATGCCAGTAAGCGCCTGTGCCGCAAAATAGTCGCGCAGCGTCATACCTTTTTGGACGGGAAATTCGCGTTCGATTGGAAATGCTGATATGCTCATTCGCTTCGTTCCTTTCGTGGCGATATTCGCACTTCAAGTTCAAGCCCTAAAACATAGGCCATGCCCGAAAGCAGTCTTAGACTGCCATAGTGTGCATCTGGTATGTTAAAATCGGCGCAAAATTCATCGAGCCTATCTCTTAAATCTAAATCTTGTTCCATTTGCTTGCTCCTTAAAATCTAATTTCATCGTCGGCCCAGTCGTAAATATCCCAGCCGAAATTATCTTGTAGGAATTGGCGCAGGGTCACAGCGACCTTCCAATCTCAATGCCCTTGCGGATGCCTTGCTCAACAAGGCGCATCCAGATGGTGTGGTCGTAATTACCATTAAGGTAATTCTGTGACGCATCGCTATCGTCTTTCCACGCTTGCAGGGCGCAGATTTCCCGTGCGGTCTGTCTGATTTCTTCGTCGGTCATTGTTCCATGCCTCTTATTTCCATGACAGAACTGTAATCAAAAAAATCGACACAATCTTGTATTGTCACCAATTCTTCGCTGAAACCTTCGACTTCAGCATTGTATGTGTAGACTTTTTTTGGGACTTGCAAACGGTTCTGTGCAAACAAAATGCCTTTTTCGGTTGCTCTCCAAAAGCCAGAATGCTTCTTTGTCTTGTCTTCCGTGTCAAGGCGTTCCACTAAGCCCCACCAGCGCAATGTCGGCAATTGATTAGACCTAACCAACCAACGTGGCCCCCGCTGTGGTATATCAACCCAATCCCCATTAGCACTTTGCTTCGCTAACCAAATCATTGACTGTGCCATTGTTTCATTAAGGCTGCGCGGGTAAACTTTGCCCCATCTATCGCAGCATGGGCAGCGACCACCTTCGCCATCAATAACCACCCGCCATGCGGAACGTAGTTTATCTAAAAATGTGATTTCTTCACTTATCATTTGCTTTGCTCCTGTTCACGGCGGCGCTTGGCTTCTGCAAAGGTCAAACCCTCTGAATTTCGCAAGGGCCATGCGTTATCGGATGATACACGGTGTGGCTTGCCCAATGGGGCTGCTTGTGCTGGCTTTATCATGACCATTCGGGCCTTTCTGTTAGAAGCATATAGATTAACGCTGTCAGCCAAAT